CTGCGATATTACACGTCCATCAAAGACACGAACACTTCGGTGCGTGCCCGGTGGCTGTGTAGATTCTAGGGACTATGTCCCAAAAATCTTCGAGAACGGGGACTATGTCTTCGGTTCTCGTACGTTTTCCATCCTTAGAACTAAGTTCGGGGGGAAGACGTTTAGTCGTGATCCTTCCCATAGGGAAGAGATCCGTACTAAGAGGTCCGCCTGGTTTATGACCAGATATGGACTCTCTAGGACTCAGTCTGATATTCTGGTGTCCAGATGTTCAACTGATATCCTTAGAATAGAAGAGGCTATTCATGGAATAGTCGATTCTCTTCTACTCTTCGACACCTCTCTATTTTATAAAGAGGAAGGTCGTAAGATCCTAACGGGCATTGTCCGTAAGACCCTTATCATCGGTACCTACAATGTAGGACAGGTGATTATGTACTGGAAGGCATTCAATGACTTCTTGTACAATAGGCTAGCAGGTTTCAAACCTGTTTTACCTAAACCATCGGGTGAGAACTACTTTGTAGTCTACCTCCTGGACTGGCCCAAGATCCAAAGGATCTTGAACCAGGATGTGGATAAGTTTCTCTTAGAGTCTTATGCACATTTATCCTCTTCACGTCAGCTTCCAGCTGCGGATAAGAGGAAAGAGAGGGAAGCTCTAAGAACTTTCCTCTCGAACGTTGAGCGTCCGTATCCTCTGGATATTTCGGTACTCAATATAACCCATTCTCTCTCTGAGAGAATTGGGGAGAAATGTGTTTCACTGAGTGAAAGACACATTACAAAACCGCACATCTCTCTGAGTTGTGCAGGGTCTTACTACCAAACCGTCAAAGACGGAGGTAGAGGAAAGGAGATCAGAGATGCTCTTAACTCCCGATTGACTGTCGTTCCTCTGGAAGACGAGTCAATTGAGACTCCCTTCGGACTACTTTGTTGTCCAGCAGGTGAGCCTAGATGGAGGTACTGGTGTCGTAAACAACCATACACCCATTATCAGGATACTCCCTTTGGGAGCCCTATCAAAGAGGAAGTGTTCGCTGAACAGAACCTCTACTACCAAGGATTCGATGAATGCATTGGTAGTCAAATCCTAGTGGTAGCATACCTCGACTATGTCGACTGGTCAAAGACCGGCCTAGGAATCCCATGCCGAACTCTGACAGTGCCAGAGCCCGGCTTTAAAGCCAGAATAGTGACCACAGGCCCGTACTGGCTTAACATCCTTCAGCAGGGCTTAGCCCATGTCATGAAGGATGTACTCTCAGCGCATCCTTCTGTGAAGTCATCGCTGATGAAAACTGATCAGGCGTGGCAGAGCCTATACCTGATGAGTAACAAGGAATATCCAAAGGACTTCCTTGTGTTATCCAGCGACCTCAAAGAGGCCACGGATCATATCCCGAAAGAAATCGCTCTGCGATTATTCACGGGATTTATCAAGGGATCCGGTATCCGGAGCAACTTGATAGAGGTCTGTCGAAATCTCTTAGAGATGGATAGGACCTTTATCTCCTCCGAGGGTGTCTCTGAGAGACAAACTCGTGGAGTGATGAGGG